GGATAACTCAGATTCACGATCCATCATCGATGAAAGATGAGCACTTGTTAATGGCTCACCAATCACAATGAATTGAGGAAATGAACGGAGATAACTCCAGACAGATTTTTGAAATGGTTTACCTAAATAATAGGGTATACTATCACCAGCACTTATTGTACGGACCTTTAAAGGTTCGGAAAGAGCTACAATACGACAGGAAAGAGGTTCCTTCCATTTAGCAACACGGTGGATAAGCTTTCGCTTCTCCCACCCGGTTACTTCATGGCCACGGAACTCTTTAATCCCATCTTTTGTTTCTACCATTGAATATAAAGAGTCGAAGAAAGAATGAGTATTAAGGAAACTCTGATAGTATTCAGAGATTCCATTCAAACTCTCTCTTAAGTCTTCTTCTTTCAATTCTTCGCCGGATAGAATATCTTGTCCGATCCAACCAACTCTAGCAGTATCATAATCAAAGTCGTTAATAGAAGGAATACCTAGGGCTTCCCTCACTTCGGTTTCTTGACCACCTTCCATCCGAGTCGCTGTCAAAACAGCAGATTTGGACGGTTCAGTGATCTTTAGAATCTGAACTTGACTTAACGATATACGGCTAAAGAGCTTCGAAGACAATTTGTAAAAGTTTCCCATAAGGAAGCCTTCGTCTATAGAAGCAGTAGGTGTAGTAAGTGTAGACATGTGTTTCTCGTACGCTTGTTGAAGAAAAGCTTTACCAACGATATTCGCACCCCTTTTCACTCCTTGGAGTAATCCAAAGAAGAATCGGGATGATTTATCGTTTGTAGAGACCATACGAGAATGGATGATCCTGTAGAAGGGACCTCCAAAAACAGACCAACTAACTAACCCATCGGGTTTAGGAGGAACGTCAGATTGCTTCAAATAACGAGCAATCGGGTATGCAGTAATATACTTTGCATACTTCACAAAGCTTTCAGTCGGCCAGCTAGACATTTTCTTAAAACCTTCCCATATATGGGTTGCGGGGTAAGATGCAATATCAAATGCATCTAAGAACACCTCAAGATAAGAAATTGTCAGGTAAATCGCTGACTGAGCGCTTTCCATCGTCATGTTTAAAACATGACGGCCGGGTAGATAGTTTTCATTCTCACTATTAATAGTGATAATGTCACCAACTTCTACCCCGATGCCACCGTGCTTGGAGAAATTTTTCTGCGTAACTCGAACCTTCCGGGTATGAGTTTTTTCGTAGAAAAATCGTTTCAAGAACAGTGACACCCCCACTGGTGTAATCAAGCGACATTGAACACAAGGACGAACGATACGGAAGAGTAAATCTGTATCGATGTCTGTGTTCAGTATTATGAACGCTTGATCTGCAAAGTGTCCGCCTCGGACACTAACCAGGCCCCCCTTTATCACATCTAGGATCGCAAGTACATCACGTACTTCGGTCACTTTTGGAGATGGAATGCGACAAAGAGGTCTCTCTTCTAGGTACTTGCCTAGTGAAGAGACTCCATTGTTGGGTTCATCACCCATAACTTTCTGCTGATTTGTTGGCATATTGTTATTTGGTAGTTTAACGTTAAAGTTGAACTATCAAT